TGCATGATAACTTCTCCGCGACCGCAATCATCATTGTCACGAAAACCGCCAGCCATAAATAATTCATCATTTTATCTACCATTTTTACGCCCTCATCTTTCTAACTTCCGCCCGGAAATCATATCCGCTTTGTTTCATTTTCCGTTTCTGCGCATTCTCTTCCATTTTTCGCCGGATAGCCGCTTCCGCATCTTCAGGGTCAAACAGATATGCTTTCCCCGACGGGATAAACGGTATCTCCCCTATCCTGCACAGCATTCGTATCGTTGTGACCGGATATCCCGTTGCCTTGCAGAAATCCTTTGTGTTTGTAAGCACGTCTTCCCTCTCTTTCTTTTTTATTCACTTTCCTTTTGATATACTGTGTTCTGAAAGGATGTGATTTTTATGCTTGAATTCAGCGATTTAACAAAATTTGACTTTGAAATCCTTGAATATGTAAAAGATAACGAACCGATTTCCGAAGAAAAAATTATTAGTCATTTCGATTCGGACCCCGACGTTACGAGTCTCCGCATTCAGGAACTTTCAAAAGTGTCTTATAACATGAACTATCCCAATTGCTAGGGACTCCGTATTCCTATTTCTGATTCCTCTTATCTTGATAAGGCGTATTCCCGTTACCATGATGAAGACGGCATTCCTCAACTTGAATACACCGGAGCTGTTTCCATAAGCAGACGTGGTAAAAAGGCTATTCAGGACTGGAAACAAAATCATTCTTACAAAGCATGGAATAATATTGTTCGGTCAGATCTTGCGCTTGCTGTAGCAGTTTTATCTTTGATTTTGTCTTTTTATGCCGCTTTTTTTTAAACGGGTTGAAAATAGCGAACACTAACGAAATCACTGAAAAAACAAACGCAACTCTGACCAAATTTTCATCAGACATTTCTATCACTTATCCTCCTTTCCTTTTTTAACTCACACCACCCTTGCTATAATGTTGGCAGAAAGGACGTGATTTTCCGCGATGTTCATTGACAAAATAATCGATTTGCTATTTCAGGGCATCGTATCAGGACTTGTTATTCTCTTTGCAACATGGTGGATACAAAAGTATAAAGAAGCAAAGCTGTCTCAAAAATATGCCATCCTTGCGGATATTGAATTGAAAACCCATTATGACGCGCTGCTATCGATTATCAATAAATACTCCTCAGATTACGATTCAGACTTAGCATCTACTTTCGGGATGCTGGCACTGCCATACCTCACAGAAATGCCCAAAGAGAATTTGCAATTTGCAGGCAGCTATTATAGACAAATCCAATTCATACACAGCACACTCCTCAAATCTCCCGAAAAGCAAGGAACTTCTGATATTAAGGTAATCGCCGTAGAATGTTTAGGAAAAAATCGTAAACTCTCCTTGATATTGAACGACTATGCGAAGCTGAATGATTATTCAAACAATTAAATCTTTCCCTCCGAGACTCCAGCATGGTTGCCGTATATAAGTCAATGAACTCCTGCGCCTTTTTCAATCTTTGCTGCTCCCACGCTTCAATGTCTTTTGCACTTCCGTAAACAGAGCGCATCGCGACACGCTTCCGCACGGAGTTTAATATTTCATCGACATCCGCCACGCTTTTGCCTTTCAACAAAAACAGGATTTTCTCTTCCGTCGTTTTGATCACCTCGCTTTCTTGTTTTACATTTCACCTTCCTCTATAATTGGCTTGGAAGGGAGAGATTTATGTGGACACTCTATTCATAATTTTTACTGCGTTATCAGTTATCTTTTCTGGCTATACGCTTTACCGTCAACGAAAACATCTAACTGTTGACTTTGATACCAACTGCTATCTACTTGACCCGAAAACCCAAATAGAAGATGCTTACAATTTCTGCCAAAACGTAAAATCATCAAAAGCAATTTATTTGCAAATAACTATCGTAAATCCTAGCTTCGTAAACATGGCTTACCTGGATTTAAGAGCTTTCAATCCCGTAACCAATGCTAATCATTTCGTTGCTACCGCAAGAAGCATTCCAGAACTAATGGATCATAGAAATCTTTTTCTGAAACCCTTCGGTGATGATGCCTTGGAAAAATTTTTCATAGAAATACCGGAATGTAAACACGGATCACTACCGGCAGGCTCATGTGTTACCCTTGACGTCTTGGTTTTCATAAACGACCAGGTTGATACCTCACAAGGAATAGTTATTGATTTCAAATCTACAAAAAAGACTTGGTTCCACCGTAGCCCGTGGTCTGATACAAACAGGAAATGCTATACACATTACTCCCGTGTATATCAACTGAATAAGTCATAAATAGCTATCCCTAGCCCCGTCATTCCCGTAATAAACGCAAGTAACGGCATCCAGAAATCAGGATCATCAAACGAAAACCAGTTAAAATCTCCACTACCTGTCCCATCAAAATCCGTTACCCAACCTATTTCATACCTATTAATGAATATGACCGTTGTTTTACTAAGCCATATCAACTTTGAACCATCACGCATCTTCTTTACCCCCTTTCTTGTTTCGCATTTCACACTCCCCTATAATTGGTTTGGAAGGGAGGTGAATACCATGTCTCTCATTCAATATTCCGTTGATTGCTCCGCGCTTTCTCCGGATGAGTTCAATGAAATTTATACCTGGTTCGAACGCTACCAATGGTCTTACGGCATCAAAGATGCAGAACCTCGCACGTTTATTTCTTTTTGGCCATCAGAACTTCCCTCGCCTTTTGATATGCGTGAATTTCCTCAGGGGTGCGTCCTCCATAAAATTTGAGTGACACGTAGTATCTATCTAATTCAGGGTCATACTCCAGTGTGGCTCTGAATTTTTCCCTTACCGCCATATACTGCCCCAGCTCGCTCATGATAATTCCAAACTTTTGAAAATCTAATGCCGGTATACACCAAAATGCATTAATCTCTCCGTTTTGTGACTGGCGTAATAATCGATCTCCAATGGATTCATTTTTCATTTCCTTTCCCTCCTTTCTTGTTTCGCATTTCACGCCCATTTATAATTTATTTAGAAAGGGGGTGAAAATATGACTGCTTATATAAAAGTAAAAGGGCTTGATAAAGTCGCCCGCGTTATTGATGTTGAAAAAATTGAGTATACTGCTCCTATTTCTGAGTCATGTTCAGAAATTACCGACTTCAAGAAACTTCGGATTTATCCCGAATATCAATATGTTTTTGTCGGTACCGGTATATTTCATGTCTTAGGCGAAAATATTGAGTGTGTTTGGTTTGAGTAATTGTCATTCTTTTAGAATAAGAGTGCAGTCGCAGCTGTACTCTTTTCTTATTTCATCAATTATCTTCACAATTTCCTTGATTTCTGTTATTCGTGACAACTTGATCTCTACCTGTACTTCAAGATCTCCCATTTTTCCTCACCTCTCTTTCGTTTTGTCTTAACTATACTTAACTTTTATGGTAAAAAAAGAGTGTCGATTGTAAGGTTTAATGCCTTGCTTATTGCAAGCATGGTTGAGAATTTAATATCCGCCGGTTTTTCAGATTCAATATCATATATCGTCGGTGGAGTAACACCTGCTTTATCTGCTAACTGCCTTACACTCCATTTCCTTTTTTCCCTATAAAACTTTACTTTATTCACTTTTTTCACCTCTCTTTCTCCTTTCGTTTTACACTTTACCATACTTAATACAAAAAGTAAAGTGTGGTAAAGTGAATTTATTAAGTGCAGTTTACACCCTCTTATCTATATGCTAATATGTATAAAAGAAATGAGGTGATTAAATTGCGATTGTCCGATATAGTAAAAAATTACAGAATGCAAAATGGATTAACACAAAACGATCTTGCAAAACTTGCTAAATGTTCCAAACCATACATAAGCATGATTGAGAACGGTAAAGACTCTAAAACAGGTAAACCTGTAAATCCATCAATCACATTTTTGCACAATTTAGCGATTGCAATGAATATGACATCAGAAAGATTATATAAATTACTTGATAAAGATATTTCCATCCGACTGAATGATGTTCCTACGGATTTCCAACCTTCTCTTACTAAAAAAGACGAAAAAGACATCCAAAAAAGACTGTCCGACATTTTAAATGATATGGACAGTCAGAATGCTATCGCCATGTATAATGGCGGGGAACCAATGGACCCCGAAACACGGGAGTACATGAAAGCATCCCTTGAGAATGCCCTCCGCTTTGCAAAATTAAAAGCAAAAGAAAAGTTTACTCCAAAGAAACATCGTAAATCTAAAAAGGAATAAATAATGGATAAGAAATTTATATCTCAATCTACCAAGATATATGACTCTATCGTTTGCCACACGCAAGGCGATAATATTGAGTTTTGGTATGCAAGAGATGTAATGCCCCTCTTGGGATATACGCGTTGGGAGAATTTCTCAAACGCTATAACGAGAGCTATGAATTCTTGCAAAACCAGCGGCGTATCGATAGATGATCATTTTCGTGAGGTCACGAAGATGATTACAATTGGCAATGGCGGTCAACGTTCTATACAAGATTATGCATTGACACGTTATGCATGCTACCTTATTGCCCAAAATGGAGATCCAAAAAAGCCTGAAATCGCATTTGCCCAGGGTTACTTTGCTGTACAAACAAGGAAACAGGAAATTATAGAGGACCGCATTTCTTTTATAGAAAGGACGGAAGTTCGGGGACGGCTTAAGGAATCAGAAAAAAGGTTATCACAAAATATTTATCAGCGTGGCGTTGATGATAAAGGGTTTGGGCGTATCCGTTCTAAAGGTGACGCGGCATTATTTGGCGGATATACCACACAGCAAATGAAGGATAGGCTCAATGTAAAAGACAGTCGCCCGCTTGCGGACTTTCTTCCTACATTAACTATTGCCGCGAAAAACCTGGCAACCGAGATGACAAATTACAATGTAGAGGAAAAAGATTTACAGGGAGAAAATCCTATTACCGATGAACATGTTCAGAATAATAAAACAATTAGAAGAATGCTTGCATCCAGAGGAATTAGCCCGGAAAATCTACCTCCATCAGAAGATATAAAAAAGTTGGAACGCCGCGTTAAAAAGCATGAAAAGAAAATCGCCTCCGAATCAGGGCGTCTGCCAAGTGTTGATAAACTCGCAAAAGATTAACGTTTATATTTTATTACGAAAGAATCAATAATGGATATAAAGAAATTCGCGAATAAAATCGCCGACGCTCACGACACAAGAGACCCATTTCGGATTGCCGCGGAAAACCATATCTATATCTTATATGAAGAATTGGGTAAAAATTTGGGATATTTCAGCAATCTGTTCCGCATCAAAACGATACGGATAAATAATCATGCAGGTCCATTTCTTCGACCGTTTATCTGTGCTCATGAGCTCGGCCATGCACTGCTTCATCCACACGCCGGCACTCATGCTTTCAATAGAAATTCTTTTATTGCTAATTGCAAGATTGAAAAAGAAGCGAATCAATTTGCCGTAGAATTGCTGTTCCCTGATGAATTGATAGCCGGTCATCCGGAAATAGATATTTATACTCTGGCGCATACGTTCGGTATTCCTTATCAACTGCTTTATCTTAAATCAGTTTCGATTAAATAAAGGGGCGGATGGCGTGTTTTTTGCGTTATTATTGGTGTTTTTATGGTATTTTGTGCCTTGGTCTTGGAAAACCGTTTATCCTGTGTTACAATGAGGTCACAACTTGAGGAATACTCCTCAAATAAATTATGGACTTTGCAGCATGCCTGCACTACAGCAGAAAGACCTCGTATCCTTTAGGTGCGAGGTCTTTCTACGTTTTAACTTTATTACTCATATGTTGTAATTTATAGCATAAATTTTAGTTACTTGCTCTATTTATATTCAAATGGTAATTTTATTTGTTCCGGCTTTCTCCGTATAGCTAAAACTTTTGAAACAATGTAGTCACTGCTCAGATGACCGTTTTTTATGCATTGTTTAATAAAGTATCTGACCGTTAGCATATCGCCCTTCCCAAAACGTAATTCATTATTTTCTACCTTCCTGATAAATTCATCGTCTTCTATATTTGCCCAAAATGTATTTGTTCCATCGGTCAATCTCCACTTTCCATCGTCAAAATTAGCTGTGACAATCTTCACTGTCAATTCTTGTTCGATAGAACTATTATCTTCTTCCACAAAATCTTCCGCCGGAGGTGCGTCAAACATTGTCGCTTCTGATTTTGTCACTCTCTCAATAGCATCTTTCCCTTGTTCATCAGGATTTCTCAATTCAAATCCATCTATACCGGCATTTTTCTTTACAGGTTGGATAATTTTTTCAATACTAACACGACAGTCTACGTTTAAAAGTACATTAACTGTATTTTGTTTGGTCGTTATTTTATCCCCATCAGAAAGTGTAATTTCCGCTTTCTTGTCTTTTATCTTCTTGATACCATCGATTGTCCTGTGTCCAATACGTTTTATTAATGGGAATATCCCCGTAACAACTCCTGCACTCCCCATACTTTGCGCCCAGCCGAGAATTGTAAGTAAATCTGCTAATCCATTCTGCTGTGCCATCCCTACCAGTACGGCTGCCTCTTCTAAAATATTTGTATTCAAAAGAAATGTAATATCAAAGGAACCTTTCTTAATGCTATCTTGATTAACAAGAACTTTTATTTCCTTTTCTCCACCAATTACATGGTTTACATTTTCTACAAGATCCGCAAAAGCAATTAATGATGGAGCCAAGTCTCTTACATCCATTTCCCCATTCTCCAATGCGGGTCCTGTATATGCAATTCTTGCCTTCATTACTTTTACCATTTTATTTTTTCCTCCTTATTTTTTTATTATATCAAACTGGAGATCACTTATGAAACAATATAAAAGAGGTTCTTTAATCTACGATAAAATCCATGACAGTTATCGTGCTTTTGTTATGATTAACGGAAGAAGGTACTCTAAGCGTTTTAAGAAGAAAGACGATGCTATGGACTGGATGTCACGGCAGAAAATAGCAGAGCGTGACGGTAATTTTGTTGCACCATCAGATATGCTTGTCGGTCAGTGGCTTTTGTATTTCCTCTCTACTTATAAAAAAGATACTGTCAGAGCCAGTACATATGAAAGATATCTCTATCTTGCCGCAAAGATTGATCCTATTTCAAAAGTCCCGCTCCAGTCTTGTACTGTGTCTCATGTCCAGGAATTATTAAATAGTTTAACTCCGGACTGTTCCCGCAAAGTTCACGTTCTTTTGCATGCTGCGTTTCAGCAGGCTGTAGATCTAAGTATCATTCAGAAGAATATCGTCCGGCTTTCAAAAGCAAAAAAGATTGTCCGGGATGAACCCGGCATATTTAATAAAAATGAAATTAATAAAATCCTTTCTTACACAAAGGATAAAATCCCCGCTTTCTATCCTATTTTCCTTTTGGCGGCTCATACTGGCATGCGTAGGGGTGAAGTGTTGGGCTTGCGTTGGAAAGACGTAAATTTGAAGAATGGCACCGTTACCATCCGCCAACAATTACAGCGTGTCGGCAGTGACATTACATTTCAGCCTCCGAAAACAAAATCGGGAAAAAGAAAAATCTCAATCCCCGCTACGGTCACCGCCGCACTGCAGGAATTGAGAAATAACGAAAAGACAATAGATATCAAGCAAGAAACGCTTGTTTTCCGAAACTCAAACAGTAATCCTGTCCGTCCGGAAGCTTTAGAGCGAGCATGGAAAAAAGTAATCACACAATGCGGACTTCCATACAGAAATTTTCATTGTTTACGGCATACCCACGCCACATTATTACTATCCGCCGGTATTCCGATTATTGAAGTGTCCCGCCGGTTAGGTCATGCAAGAGTAAGCCACACCTTAGATCTGTATGGCCATGCTATCCCAAGTTATGATGAACGGATTATAGAAAAAATTAATCAGATTTATGGTTAAAAAGTGGAGCAGTTTGTGGAGCAATCTCACCCATATTTTGCTCCACTTTGCCATTTTTAGCCATTTTTAGCCTCACAAATAAATCCGCCAGACATATTGATTTTATCGATTAAATCACACTTTTTAAAAATAATTCTTTCCATATAAAACAGAACTCCGGAACCAGGTGCGAGGGTTCGAATCCCTCTAGGCGCTCCAT